GGGATCGTTTCCGGGGTACATGACCCCCGATTTGGACGGGTCAGCCGGACACTTCCCGTGCGCCCGCTACGCAACAGCATGGGCAGAGTTCGTATGGGTCGCCTACACGCTGGAGTCAGGCACCACACACAAGAATCGTGTCAGGTTCTCAGCAGTAAACGACGCAGAGAACTGGACAGCCACCGACTACATCGACATCGACATCGGTGAAGACGGCGACCACATAACGGCCATTATCCCCGACGCCGACCGGCTGCTCGTATTCAAGCAGAACAGCATCTACGCCATCTACGGGTTCAGCAGGGACTCGTTTGAGGTTCGCAACATCACCCGCACCGCCGGATGCCGGGAGGGAACGCAGCCTGTAGCAGCAACAGCAGGAGTGTTCTTCTGGTACGCAGAAGACGGCATCTACATCGTGACATACGATGAAGTGGCGTGGGTGTTCGAGCGGATCAGACCGGCCATGACCTACGACGTGGGGCAACCAGCGTTGACGCTGGGTACCCCACCGTCCATGATGTGGTCCGATGAACGCTTGTGGGTGTCGGTTGACTACGCGTCAGACGACGGCCTGTCCGAGTCGAATCAGAATAATCGGCGCAACACGTTTGTATGGGACCCATCTCTGGGGCCAACCGGGTCATGGACCCGACACGACATCAACGCGCGGTCGCTGTTGGCGTACCGCCCATCCGGGGACACCCACGTGGGAATCGCTGCCACGTCGGCCATTACTGGCGTCGCCACGTTTACCCGGATTTCCAAGGTGGACGACCAGACGGCAGATGTGGACACCTACGATGCCTCTTACAACGAGATCAACTCCTACTATCAGACAGGCTGGTTTATTGGCAACCGGCCAACATTCCCGAAGCGTTGGGGGAAAACTCGAACAGTTCTGCTGGCCGACAATGACACCCGCGTTCATACCTACGTTTACAAAGACTATGACCTGAGCGGATACTGGGAGGGGTACTACAAGGATATTGTCGGGATCGGGTCACCAGCGACGTGGGATACGGATCCCACGAGTGGCGTGGGATACGGGGTGTGGGACACGTCGGAATGGCAGGCGCAAGGCACTCAGGACCGGTATTTGTTCGCTAGATGGCCAACAGTTGGGACAGCGCAGGCTATTAGTTTGAGGTTTCAGGTTCTCCCCTCCGTGTCCAAGCGGGGCAAGTGGGGAGTAACTTCGATTATTGGCATGTATAGGACTCGGAGGTTGCGGTAGATGGGCGCTTTGGCGAAGACGTATGCGTTTACGGCTGGGACGCCTATTGTCGCCGCGCAGGTCAACGAGAACTTTGATGACGTTGTAGATTGGGCCACAGGAACCCCCACGCTGTCTACGTCAGGATCGGCTACCACGGTTGGTGGTACCCTGTCTGTGACGGAACTGGCGACGTTTGCCGATGACGTGTATCTGAGCGGTTCTAATCAGAGGCTCATCTATGAGGGTTCGTCGGCTGACGCTTATGAAACCTTTATCGCTGCGGTCAATGCCACGGCGGACAGGACGATCACGTTCCCGGATGCCACCGGTACGGTGGCGTTGACTTCCGATATCACGTCTGGGGTTACGGCGGTGACGGGCACGGCACCAGTCGTGTCATCGGGCGGTACAACGCCTGCCATTTCGGTCACCACTAATGATGCTCAACTCATTCTGAACAACACAGTTTTCAACTAAGGAAAGTAGAACATGGCAACATACTCCAAAGTCCTGCTCTCGGGCAGCACCAACGGAAAGAACATCAAAGTCGCCTCAACCACTGGTGGTTCTGGCACGGCAATCCACACCGCCGTGTCTGGGACTTCGGATCTGGACGAGGTGTGGCTGTACGCAAACAACAGCAGCGGCAGCGATGTCCTGCTGACCATCGAATGGGGTGAGACAACCGACCCTGATGGCAGAAGCAGCATGACCATCGAAGGCGTCAGCGGCAAGTACCTCGTGATTCCGGGGTTGCTGTTGCAGAACGGCCTTGCGATCACGGCCTACGCCGGTACCACCAACGTCATCATGGTCAACGGGTACGTAAACCGGATTACTGCCTAGCAAATGTTCCGTCAGGACCGCACCAACCCGTCTACCGCCATATCCAACTGGCGGGGGCGGCATGACACCCTAAAGGGGTGGGTGTCTACGGCTGTCTCTACTTGGTTGAATGGCGGCCTGTTCGGTGGGGGTTTCGTCTACTCCACGACGGGTTCACCAACGCTCACCGAATACTCCGGCTATTTCTCTCTCAAGTTCACCGGTTCGGGATCGTTCACCATCGACGCCAACCCTGATGAGTTGTCCTGTGATGTGTTGATGATTGCTGGCGGGGGCGGCTCACCAGCCATCTCAGGTGGCGCGAACGGGGAGGCACCCGCTGGCGGTGGTGCCGGTGGCGTACAACTGATTACTGGATTCACCACGAGTACGGGAGCGTTCTACATCGGTATTGGTGCAGGGGGATCTGGTGACACCCCCGGAAGCGCCACCGACTTCACAGGGCAGTCCAACAGCGGTGGAGGTGGAGCCAACAACGTGGCTAGCAGCGGTCAGCACGGCCTTTCAAAAGGCGGCTCTGGAGGTGGTGGATGCGGATACCGATACGGCGCCTATGGCGGCGGCTATGGCCGGAACGGCGACGTAGGTGACAGTTACGGCTACCACGGTTCTGGTGGGTCCAACGGGTATTACGGCAATTACGCCGCCAGTGGTGGTGGCGGCGGTGCTACAGCGGACGCCATCGCCGCAGAGGGTGGCTACTCCACATACTTGAGAGGCGGTTCTGGCGGCGCCGGATTGACCAATACCTATTTTGATGGGACATCCATCGAATACGCGGGCGGTGGCGGCGGCTCATCTTGGAACCCCGGCGGAACATCCGCCACAGAGCAGCAGGGCGTGGGTCGTGGTGGCGGTGGCAACGGCAGTAGGTGGACGGCACAAACAGAAGGCACAGCCGGGACAGCGAATACGGGCGGTGGCTCTGGTAGTCAAATCTCCACAACGCTGGCCGGAGGCTCCGGCGTAGTCATCATTCGGGTACCGGTGCCGTAGGGATGACTGGCTGATGGCACATTTCGCAGAGATTGACGAAAACAACGTCGTTATCAGAGTGTTGGTTGTTAACGACGATAACGAATACCGAGGGCAGGAGTTCCTAGCCGATGACCTTAGGTTCGGCGGGACTTGGATTCAGACCTCGTACAACACCTTGAACGGTGTTCATGTGGACTCCGTACATCGGCAGCCCGATGGGGGAACACCGCTGCGGGAGAACTACGCAAGTATCGGTTGTGTCTACGACCCGGTTGGTGACAGATTTTCTCCATCGCGTCCTTTCGACTCATGGGTGCTAGGCGATGACTTTGAGTGGGAGGCACCTACTCCCATGCCTGATGACGGCAAGTCCTACTACTGGGACGAGGACACGACCTCATGGGTTGAAGTAACAGAGTGAACGAACCGACCGATATCCGACAGGTAAAGATCCCGACCATCGCGGTCGGACTCATACTGTCCGTAGCGGTCATCGCAGGAACAATCACATGGTCGTCAGCACGCACAGTGGCACGCATCGACCGCCTCGAAGAGTCGGTTGAATCCATTGAAGATTCGATGGATATGCACGCTTATGCGCGAGTGGAAGATGTTTCGGAAGACATTCGGGATTTAGAAACACGGTTGGCAGCGATGGAAGACCTGTGTAGCCGTGTGGACGCAATGGAGGAACTGGTCGCTGGGGTGGCTTCCTCTGTGAGCGCGTTGTTGATGCAGGACGAGCAGTCTTTCTGGGAGGAATGATGACGGTCGTGTACAAGCCGACTCGTCGGATGCGCGGAGAGAACGCACGCCCTATTGAGTACGAGTTGCGGAAGATTCAAGAGAAGTTGGACGATTTGGAAGCGCGAGTAACCGCGCTTGGCGGTTAGGAGCAGTTATGGCTATTAGGCAGGCAGCCTCAGAGATGGGGAGCAAACTGGGCGACGAGTCCTTGACTGTCGCTGACGCATCTATCGGGTTGGCTTCCATCCCTTCTGGTGCTGTGGCGGCAATGATTACGAATGGTGCTGAGGCGATCAGGATGAGGTGGGGTACGCCCACTACGTCTGTTGGTCATTACTTGAATCCGTACAGCACGGCTGAGTTGGTGAATGACGATTTGTCGGTCATCAGGTTTATTCGTGTTGGTGGTTCTAGTTCCACAATCTTCGTAACGTACTTTGGAGCGTAACAATGGGTTTGAATCGGATTTCTCAAAGGGTCGTAGATCAGGTTTCGACGGGCGACATTACGGATGTCGTGGCGGGGTCGGGTCTAGCGGGTGGCGGTTCAACGGGTGCCGTGACCCTTACTGTAGACACGGACGCCAAGGGCGATCTGATCGTTGGAACAGGGGCCGATACGGCGACGAAGTTGACGGCGGGAACAAATACGTATGTTCTTACTGCCGATTCAACCACAGCGAGCGGGCTAACTTGGACGGCCCCTACTACTGGTGACATCACGGGTGTGACGGCTGGCACAGCCATCAGTGGTGGTGGCGCGTCGGGTACTGTGACTGTGAATGTGAATGTGGAAACGGCTACGTTGCTGTTGGCGAGTCAGGTCTATAACTAGATGGCATTCAACCCCTACGCCAAGTACAATGTGGCGGACCCGTATGGAACATCGCCGTCTCAGAGGCTGTCGACAGCCCTGACGGGGCTGTCGATGCAGGAGAAGGGGGTACGCAGGCAGGATCAGCGGGGGCGTTTTGATCTGGCGAAAGCGTACAAGAAGCAGACGCCTCAGGTTGAGGCGAACTTTGCTCGCCGTGGTTTGCAGGATTCTGGTATGAGGAATCTTGCGTTGGCGGAGGGTGCTGCGGGGTTTGAGCGGCAGCGCACGGAGCAGCAGTCGCAGTTGGAGGCCGCTTTGTTCAATCTTGCTGCACAGCGTATGGGTTTGTATGGGGAGTATGCGGGGTCGCGGTTTGAGGATGCGTTGGGGTCTACGTCTTCGCGTGCTGAGACTGCGGCGCGGATTCGGGAGGCGTTGTCGTAATGGCTTGGGACCCATCCCTTAGAGGTATTGGTGTGGCCGAGCAGGCTGCTGCTGCGGCTCGCAAGAAGCGTGCCGGGGCGAGAACGGAAGGGGAACGTGCTGCGGGCAGGGCGAACCAGTACACTCCGGGGCAGAATGCTGACTTGGATGCGTTCTTGGCGTCCTTGTCGCCCGCCTCCACTCAAGGGGCTACCAATGTTGTACGCCGTGGAACCGTCAGAGCAGGCGGTGTAAATGCTCAACCGCCGGGG